AAAATGGAAACATTGGGGAGAAGCACAGGAGGGTCAGTACGGTATATCTGACGATGGATACGTTGCAGAGTGCATTTATCGTAAGGAATATGGTGATAAAGTAGAATATACCTACCCATATGGTAGACAATGGCTAACTGCGTGGGGTAAATTAGAGTTTGAACCGCATTGGAGGTCTAATAACTTTAGTACGGTGTCTACAAAGAGCTATAATGACCTGGAAGTACAAAAGAAAGGTGCAGATTTAGCTATGGATGCGTATATAACGTACAAAATGGCAGGTTTATCGCCAGATTGGGAGAAAATAGGTAGATTATATAGGCCTGACCAAGATAATCCCGTTATTGCAGCAAAAAGATTATTTAAAACAAAGCAGGTAAAGAAGATGATACAGGATAAATTGAAAGAAGTCTTAACAGACAAGAACATCGATGAAGGATTTGTACTAGATGTAATAAAAGATGCTATTGAAGTAGCTAAGGTAAAAGAAGACTCTGGTAATATGATACGAGCAGCTAAAGAGTTGTCAGAGTTTTTAGATATGAAACCTAAGACCAAACAGGTTACAGAATCCTTGGAGATGGATATGTCGCATCAGATTGCAGATAGTTATGAAAAACAGACTAAGAAACTAAAAGCAACGCAAACGAGACAGATAGATGAAGAAAACAATCATTATATCGGGCAAGAAGACGAATCTTGACGAGCTACTAGCAGTATTACAAGATGTAGCAGAAGATTTTGAAGTGACGATAGTTATAAAAAATGGATAAAAAAAAGATATTATTAGAAATGCAACAAGATATGTTGTTATTTGGGCGTATGGTGATGCCCAATATGTTTAGTAGTGAATCACCTCCCTTTCACTATGACCTAACTAAGGAACTGCTCAACGATGATGAAAAGCAAATAAACATCATTGCTCCTAGAGGTCATGCAAAAAGTTCGGTAGCGGCTGGGATATTTCCTTTGTTTCATTTGATGTTCACTCCTGGTGTGAAGGTAATCGTATTGGTTTCCAGAACACAATCCCACGCTACCAAGCTTTTAGGTACTATCAAAGATGTATTGGACTATTCACAAGAGTTCCGATACTTCTTTGGGTACTGGGGTATGCAATCTGCTAGAAAGTGGACTAATACCGAGGTAGAATTAAAAGATGGCAGTTTAATTGTATGTAAGGGTACGGGTCAGCAGATACGTGGTATTAAACACGGAAATCAACGACCTACTCTGTTAATACTTGATGACCCTGAAGATGAGAACAATACGAAGACCGCTGAAGCAATGGAGTATAACCTTCGTTGGCTATTACAATCTGGTGTTCCATCGGTTGACCCGCTTACGGGTAGGATTGTGGTGATTGGTACTCCTCAACACGAACGTTGTTTGGTGGAAACATTGAAAGAGATGAAAGGTTGGAATACCAAAGAGTATAGACCTATCCTAGAAGAGAATTATAGTTTATGGCCAGAAGTATGGCCTGTAGAGAAATTAAAGGAAAAGAAAGAAGAATTAGAAAGTATTAACCGATTGTCGGTGTTTTATAGAGAATACCTATGTCAAATCGTAGGTGATGAAGATAATTTATTTAGAAAAGATGACGTTCAGTACTATGATGGATACATTGAACAAAGTGAGCAAGGGTTGTCGACCCTCGTTCTGACGAACCTGAATGGTGAGGAAGTAAACGAGAGGAGACCTGTAAACGTGTTTACTGGTATCGACCCTGCATCTAGTACGAAGAAAGGAGCAGACTATAGTGTTATATTCAATATTGCTGTTGATGGTGATAATAATCGTTGGGTACTCCCGTATTACAGAAAGAGAGCGACTCCCTTAGATTTAGCTGATTCCATTATCAATAACTTTAAAAATTACAAAAGTGCTAAAACAAGGATTGAATCTGTTGGATATCAGGAGATGTTACGACAATACATTAAAGAAAAAGCAGAAGAACTAGGAATGTTTATCCCTGGTCTTGAAATAAAAGAAAACCCTAGAACTAGCAAATCGTATCGATTAGAAAGCTTACAACCATTGTTTGCTAATAAAAAAGTATATATACAAAAAAATATGCAAGCATTTATAGATGAGCTAACATTATATCCTCGTGGTAAGCACGATGACTTGTTAGATGGATTCTTTTATGCAAACAAAAATTGCTATAGGCCAACCCACGATTCTACTCCAGAAACGCAAGAAGACCCTTGGTATAGAAGAAAATCAGCTAAAAGTTGGAAATTATTGTAGATTTCTCTTGACAACAATGAAATAATTCCCGTAATTTTGCTATAGTACATTTATGGAAAAAAGCAAGTATTATTTAGACTTTGATGAATTTATTTCAAAACTAGATAGTTTAGATAAGGTAGAGATACCAAAGGGATATATAGCGATAGATGCCAAAAAAGATACAAAAAAGAGTACAAAGCACAAGAACTCAAAGTCAAGATGATTTACAATTTGTTTTTGATTATGAAACTGGTGATGTAAACCAGGTAGAAATAGACGAAGAAGTACAACTTACTAGAGAGTTATTTCATGATTATAAGAGTGCTAGAGAGTTATGGGCACAAAAATTTCAAGAATCTGTAGAGTTTAGAGCAGGTGCACAATGGACCAATGAAGAACGTGACGTACTAGAAGCACGTGGTCAAGCACCAATCGTAGTAAATAGAATACATCCTATTGTAGAAACTGCTAAATCCCTCCTTACATACAACTCACCTCAGTTTCGTTCTACTGGTCGTGAAGACTCAGATAGAGATACAGCTAAGGTTTTTTCTGATTTATTCCAATACATATGGGGTATATCAGCAGGTGATGAAGAATTAAAACAAGCTATTGACGATTATTATGTTGGTGGTATGGGAGTTCTTCAAGTGTACCAAGACCCTGATGCTGATATGGGTAAAGGTGAAGTGTATATCAAGTCTATCAATCCATTAGATGTGTACATAGACCCAAATGCAAAAGATGTATATGCTAAAGATGCTGCTAATATTTTAGTAACAACCTATATGACAGATGAACAGGCAATGCAAACATATCCAGAGTTTTATGATATTATTGAACAATCTGCAATGCACCCTGATGAATCAGACGACTATCCAGTAACAAACTTAGCAGCTACTGAAGGACAGTTATTTACTACAGATGGTACAGAAACAGTACATAATAGAAGACAGTATATAGAAAGATATTCAAAAGAGATGCACTCTTACTATAATTGCTATGAACCTTTTTCACAACAAGAACATTTGTTAGATGAAGAAGAATACCAAGAGTATTTACGCAAATATTACATTAAAGTAAAAACGATTAAAGGTGAAGAGATTATTTTATTTGAAGAAGAATCTGTAGAAGAAATGTTTGAAGTAATCGAATCTACTGGTATGATGTTTCACTATGAATTACCAGACCCAGAATTTGATGAAATGGGTCAACCAATACAACAAGCACCAATAAGAGTTCCTGGAGAAGAAGATGAAAACTCTATACCAGGAAGTACTACTATTTTGATACCTATGACAGTTGAAGAACTAATTGGTACAGGCGTTATTGTATCCAATGCTATTGAAGAGTGTAGAGTAAAAATGGTTGTTAGTGTTGGAGATAAAAAATTATATGAACGTTTATTACCTACTGAGGATTATCCGATTATTCCTTTAATGAATGTACATCACAGAAATCCATATCCTGAATCAGATGTAAGATTATATAGACCATTGCAAGAATATATTAACAAAATTCGTTCGTTGATTATTGCACACGCTAGTACAAGTACAAATGTAAAGCTATTGATTCCAAGAGGTTCTGCTGATTTAAATCAAATAGAACAAGAATGGAGTAAAGCAGGTACTAGTGTTATTGAATTTGATGCAGAGTTAGGTGCACCGATTGTGGCTGGCCCAGTCCCACTACCAAATGAGCTTTATAAAAATGAAGCAGATGCCAAATACGATTTAGAGTATGGATTTGGTATTTTTGAACTAATGCAAGGTAGTGGTAGGAGTGCACCATCGACTTACAGAGGTACATTAGTTGTAGATGAGTTTGGCCAGCGTAGAATTAAATCTAGAAGAGATGATATAGAAGGGATGTTAAATCAAGTTGCTAAAGTAGCAATACCATTAATGCAGCAATTATACACAGAAGAAAAAGTAATTAGATTAGTACAACCTAATGGTAACGAAAAAGAACAACGATTTAATTATTATAAAGAAATGGATAATGGAGACGTAAAACGTTTTCACGATATTGGTGTTGGAAAGTATGATATTGTAGTAGTATCTGGTTCTACATTACCAACAAATAGAATGGCATTGCTAAATACTTATATGGAAATGTATAAGATGGGATTAATTGACCAAACAGAAGTATTGAAAAAATCAGAATTAGTGGATGTAGATGGAGTAATGGAAAGAAGTGGACAAATGAAACAAATGCAACAACAAATGCAAGCAATGGCAGAAGAATTGAAGAAAGTCAAGGGCGATTTACAAACTGCTCAACGTGAAGAAGTTCACGCTAAGAAACGACTTGAAGTAGAAAAATTCAGTGGAGAGTTAGATAAGGTATCTAACAGAGCTGATATGGCAACTACGCTTTATAAAGCAAGGTTGAACGATGCAAAACAACAGTTGATGAACTCTGAAATTAGTCAAGAAGATGTAGAAGACGTTGATGTTTTCGAACCGATGACTGAAGAAGAGAGTTAACATAGGAGATAAAATGGAAGAAAATACAATGGACAGAGTAGATGAGCAAGCAGTAGAAGGTGTAACGACTGAACCAACGACTGCTTCAGAAGACATTTTTAACGAAATATTTGGACAAGCACAAGAACAGGTTGCTCCTGTCAGCCAAGAAGTAGTTGAAGGTGAACCTGCTGAGACTCAGACTGCTATGGAACCAAAGAACGACCCTGACCAGTTTCAATACTGGCAAAGTCAAGCAGATAAACGTGCAGCGGAAGTAGATATGTTGAAATCACAGATGGCAGAAGTAATGGCCAAAGTAAGTCAACCTACAGAAGCAGCACCAGTAGAGAAGGAAACAGTGTTAGAGAAACCTGTTAAACCATCAAAGCCTGCTGACTTCGACCGTTCTGAAGCTTTGACTGACCCTGATAGTGCATCAGCAAAGTACTTAGCAAAGCAAGAATCTTATTTGGAAGCTATGTCAGATTATGTAGCAAGTTCAAATGAAAGAGTCATGCAAACGATGACAAAGGCACAACAAGAGCAAGAAGCAATAGCTAGGGACCAAAAGGTTATGCGAGACTTACAGTCTAAGTATAACTATACTCCTGAGCAAGCTAATGATTTTGTAGCTCAGATGTCATCACCAGATTCATTATCGTTAGATAATTTGGTGCAACTTCACCAACTGAGAATGAACACAGGTTCACAACAGGTTACACAGATAACCCCACAAGCTCAACAGAAAGCTGCAGTGATGAATCAACGTAATGAAAAACTAAGTATACCTAAACCTATCGGAGTACAGCCAGGAGCTAGTGACCAGTCGCCAACTAAAAATGTAGAAGATAAAATGATGGATGCGATGATTAATAACTTTAACAAGCGTAATCCATTCTAATTTAAGGAGAAGGCAAAATGGCACAAGACGCAAACGGAATATTCTCACCTAGCATTGGTGTTACACCTCAAGGTGTTTCTATCAATGATAGTAGACGAATATTTAACTTCGGCGAGAGAGTCGCTGAATTAAACCCAGCTGCTTCACCTTTCTTCGCATATTTATCAAAAGTAGCTAAGAAACCTACAGATGACCCTGTATTTAAATTCTTAGAAAAAAGACATCAATGGCAAAGAAGAAACTTCTTTGTAGACAACAGTTCAGACATTACATTGACTGCTGACGGCTCATGGGAAGCTGCAGACTTCAATTTAACTTCAGCTGAAATTGATGTTGATTACGATATTTATGGAAGAAAAGTAAGTGGTGGAGAGTTCAAAGCTGAATTTATTCAGGTTGGACAAATGATTGCTTTAGAAGCAACAGCAACATTATCAAGTACAGCATCAGCTGTAATTGCATATTACAGAGTAACATCTGTAACACAAAACTCAGCAGATACATCTATTAACGCAGAATATGTTAAAGCTGTGAAAACAGGTGTAGAAAATGGTGAGATTACATCATATGCAAACACTGATACATTGGTATTTTCTGATGATGCAAATGGACAAGTAATTGGTTCAGCATACTTAGAAGGTGACACAGCACCAGCAGGTGGATGGAGAGATGAGTTCTACTCAAGAGAAGGATATGCTCAAATCTTCAAAACTGTTGTACCTCTATTTTCTGGTACTTCTTTAGCTACACGCTACAGAGGTGACGCTAACGAATACATGAGAGTATATCAAGAAAAACTTATGGAACATAAGATGGACATTGAGAATGCTTTACTATTCGGTTATGGTGTAACTGATGAAAGTTCAACAGACGCTGCACGTAAAACTTGGGGTATCTTACCATACACCGAAATTTACGGTAGAGTAAAAACATTTACTTATGCTTCATCAGGATATGATGACTTCGTAGATGCTATGTCAGACATTTTTGATGCAGAATCTGGTGCAGGTGGCAGTAAAATGGTACTTGCTTCACGTTCTATCATGAACTGGCTTAACAAATTAGGTGGTAGTTCTTTCTTAGGAAATACTATGAGTGCAGGCGTTGGAGTAGCAGCAGCTGGTGTACCAACATCATCACCATATGGTGTTTCTATTGACAAAGGACAATCACTATTTAATGGTGTTAATGTAACACAAGTAGATACTTTATATGGTACTCTTAACTTTGTTATGGAACCACTATTAAGAGGTCCTTGGGCGAACCATGCTATTGTTGTTGACTTAAACAACGTAGCTTACAGACCACTAGCTGGTAATGGTGAGTCTAGAGATACTCAAATTATTACTAACATTCAAAACAACGATGTTGACGGCAGAAGAGACATGATTCTTACAGAAGCAGGTCTTGAAATTCAACTACCTGAAACACACGCTATTTTGAAATTTAGCTAATAGTTGAATACGGGGGAGTTGCAATATACTCCCCCAAAGAATTTTAAATTAAAAGGAGAAGACAATGGCAAATCCAGGATTATTATTAAAAGGTGCAAAGATGTTATCTAAATCACCTATGGGTAAAAAAGCAAAAAAGAAAGCCTATGATATGGTAGTAGGTATCAAAAAAAAGGCAAAAAAATACGTACCATCAAAATACAAACAAGGCGGTAAAGGACCAGGAAATACTACTAGAACTACAAAACTAGCAGAGGTAAGTAAATCTTATGGTCAGCAACAAGCAAGTACAAATAATTTGTTGAAGGATGGTATGACAAAAACGATGGAAATGCAAAATGCTAAAAATGTTAATATGTACAAAGAAGCATACAAAAAAATAGTTAAATAGGAAAGTAGATGAGTTTTCAAACAGATATAGAAGCAATAACAGGAAGTATTAGTAGCTATACTACAGAAGCTAATAGTTATTTAGTAGAAGGTGTAAAGTTTATTACTAAGTATGTAATGAATAATATGGATATTGAACCTAGATTAACACAAAGTTCTTCTAAAGACAATTCTACTCCTACACATTCTATGACAAATGTATTAAAGGTGTGTAGTGTTACTAGAAATGATGGTACAAGAAACAGAGAATGTTCTGAAATAAATTCTGCTGACAGAGATAACTATTCTGATATTAATAGTATTTATTATACTAGCAAGTTTGACCCAGTGTATTACATATTAGACAATACGTTAAATATTTTACCTACACCTACTGCTAGTGAAACTGCAAGTGTTGTACATATAACACCAGATGATTCTGTTTCAGTTAGTGAATCTACTATATCTAACTTTCCAACAGAATTAAATAGAGGAGTAGTATTGTATGCTTCACAACAAATGTTAAGAAAGTTTTTAAATGTTAAAAATGCAACATTAGTAGGGTTAAGTACAGGTTTAAGCGGTATAAGTGCTCCAACTGGTTCTGGAATACTTACAGAAGTTACCTATTCAGGTCCAGGTAATGATGATGTAGGAACAGCTAGTGCAGCTTCTGTAACTAATAGCGAGGAAGTAACAGCTGCTGATACTATTAATTTAGGTAGTCCTCCTGCATATAATAAATTAACAAGCTATGATTTGACTGGATTTGACCCTAGTTCTTCTATAAGTGCATTAAGTTTTAGTGGTATATCAGCACCTACTTTAACTGGTATTAATGAAGTAACTTATTCAGGCCCAGGGAATGATGACGTTGGTACAATAGGAGTAGTTACAACAGGGTTTGAAACTACCGTAACTGCTGTTGATGCAGCTAATATAGGAAGTGCTCCTTCCTATAGTGAATCTTCATCTGATATAGATTATACAACTGCAACTATAGGAGTTGATGCACTTATTACATCAGAAGATGTTGAATTAGCTAATGCAGCACTAACAAAAGCACAGCAACAATTACAAGATTATCAAGCTGATATACAAAATAAAACTGGAACATTTAATTCTAATGTTGAAAAATTTAGAGCAGACAATCAAGCTCTTATAGATAAAGTGCAACGTGACTTACAAGCTAGTATAGCTAATGCACAAAATGATTTAGCAGAAGCTCAAAATGATGCACAGTTATCACAGGATAGACAAGCAAGAAATGCAGCAGAAAAATCTCAACGATTAATACAAAACTCTATTCAAACTATGCAAGCAATATCTGCAGACAATGAAACTAAAATAGCAGAGTTTAATGCGAATCTTAACAAATATCAGGCACTTATAAATACACAAGTAACTGAACATCAAACTAATGTACAAAGAGAAATTCAAAAAGCTGAATTACTAAGAACTACTGAATTATCAAGTTTTAGTGCACAAATACAAGATGAGTTGAATGAGTTTAATGGACAAAATTCAAATTACCAAGTTGAGATACAATCAAAGCTTGATAAAGTACAAAGAGATTTACAAGCAAATATTGCAGATGCACAGAATGATTTAGCCGCAGCACAAGCTACTGCTCAACTTACAACAGATGTAAACGTAAGAAATCATGCAGAAAAATCACAAAGATTAATACAGAATGCAATACAAACAATGCAGTCTATAATGGCAGATAATGAGGCTAATTTAGCTAAATACAATGCTGATATAGGTAAATATCAAGCAGATGTTAATAAAGCAATACAAGACTATACATTAAGCTTGCAAGAAGTAACGCAAGATTATAATTGGTTAAAAGACCAATATGCAATAGTATCTGGTGATTTAGTGCAGTTTTTACAACCATATTTACCACCAAGGGAGGTTCAACGTGAAGTTGCAACAAATGATAGACCAAGTTAAAAAGCATCATCCAGAGTTAAGTGCTAATGAAATTATTATTATGTTAAATGAAGCACAAGATGAATTTAGTGCAAGAACATTATTATTGGAAGAAGCTACGCAATTTACTACAGTAGCAAACCAACGTTATTATGGATTAAAAGATAGTATATTAGAAGTAAAGTCAGTGGACTTAACAGATGATGCAGGTAATGCTACAACAATTAAACGTCTACAAGGTAGACCCAAATATAGGGATTTAGATAATGTCTAATAATTATTCAAGAGTATATAATCGTTCTGTCAAAGAAAACGTATATTGGATTGAAAGAGATTCAATAGGATTGGCAATATATGACCCACTAGCAAGTGAGATAAATAGATTTGCAAGTTTAGATTCTGCAAAAACAGTAACATTATTTTACTATAAAAAAGCTGACCATTTTAACACATTAGATAAAGCAGCTAGTGCAATGGATGAGCAGAGTGAACTACCTGTACAGTTTCATCAATATTTAGTAGATAGAGCTATACAAAAAGGATATGAGTTTAAACCAGAGATGATTCAGATGGCTCCATACTTTGAAAGAAAATTTGAAAAAGGAATTAAAGAAGGTAAGATGTATGCTAATAGAGGGCGTATATCTGGAATGAGACAAGTAAGACAAACGAGTTATTAATGGCTAATAATTGGAAAGATGGTGAATTGGGAATTAACTATTTCAATTTAGTTAATGGTGCATTGAGTGAAATGAATGATTCGTTTAATGACGATATTGAATTGGTATTTACGGACAAAGAATCATTGTTGACAACAACATTTACAGATAAGTCTACATTATTTACAACGACATACACAGATAAACCTTCTTTAAAGAATGTTGTTTATACTGATAAACCAACATTAAAAAATACAACATATACAGATAAACCAAGTCTGAATAACGAGACTTATGACGATAAGGGGATTAATGCATAATGGGTGGAAGTTTAACAAAACCAAATAGAATTAAAGACGTATATACTAAATTAGTATTTTACGATAACGGGGAATTAAAATATGACAATGGTACTGCAGACCAAACTATTACATCTATTGGTGGTGTAGGTTTTACATTAAATGCTGATGAAGGTTCTGTTACAATTAGTTTAAATAATTCAAGTTATACATTAGCTGGTGGAACAGGTATAGAAACAAGTGTAAGTGGTAGTACCATATCATTTGATGTTGAAGATACTGTTTTACTAGATACGGAAACAATAGATTGTGGTGGATTTTAAAAAAGGATAAATTATGGCAAATACGTTACAAATTAAAAGAGGTGTATGGAACACTACTGGAGAACCATCATCACTATCATATGGTGAGATAGCTTGGGATAATGCTTCAGAAGTACTATACATAGGTAAACAAACAGATGCAGGCGGTACAATAACTGTAACATCTTTAAACAATGTTGTTATTAGTGACATACCTGATGCTACTAGCAGTGTAAAAGGACTAGCAAGTTTTAGTAGCGATAATTTTACTGTTACAAATGGAGCAGTAATTATAAAAGATTTAGGTATTGCAACAGAGGAAATAAAAGATAATGCAATTACTAATGATAAAATTGCAAATAATGCAGTTACTTTAGGAACTCAAACTACAGGAAACTATGTAGCTACTATAGCAGATGCTGGTAATACAGCTATTACAGTAGCTAATTCTGGAACAGAAAGTGCAGCAGTTACATTAGATATTGCTAATGATGGTGTTGCATTGGGAACTAAAACTACTGGTAATTATGTTGCGACTATATCTGGAACAACAAATGAAATTGAAGTATCTGGCTCAGGAAGTGAAACTGCAGCAGTTACTATCGGACTACCAAACGATGTTACAATAGGTAACGACCTTACTGTTACGGGAGATTTAACAGTTAATGGTACGACAACTACATTAAATACTTCTACTTTAGATGTTGAAGATTTAAATATAACAGTAGCAAAAGGTGCAGCAAGTGCAGCAGAAGCAGACGGAGCAGGACTTACAGTAGATGGACCTACTACTGATGCAACATTGTTGTATAGGTCTACTGGAGATAAATGGGTTGTAAATAAAGCATTTGAAGCGTCAGCAGGGTTTGTAGATACTATCTTTGATGGCGGAACATATTAAGGATTTAAGTGGCTAACATTATAAAAATAAAAGCAGGTAATGGTGTACCTGGTACATCAGATATTGTCGACAGAGAGATAGCTTTTAATCGTTCTGATAATAAGTTATATATTAATGACTCTGGAACTATTGTACCCTTAAGTGGAGCACAAGGTGGTGGTGCTGCTGATGAAGCAGATAGAATTGTATTTGATGCACAAGCTGGAGAAGCATTATCTAAAGGTGATGTAATATACATATCTGGTATATCAGGCAATACTCCTATTGTAAGTAAAGCAGATGCAGATGATGCAAATAAAATGCCAGCATTTGGTTTAGCTGCAACTAGTGCAACTTTAAATAATAGTGTTCAAATTGTTACATTTGGTACTTTAGAAAACTTTGATACATCTGCATTTAGTGTAGGCGATACAGTATTTGTATCTACTACAGCAGGTGGATTAACTGCTACTGCACCTACTGGAGAATCTGGACTAATACAGAATATGGGACACATTGTACGTTCTCATGCAAGTACTGGTGCTATAAAGATAGTAGGAGCAGGTAGAACTGCAGCAACACCAAATTTAAATCAAGATAAAATTTTTTTAGGTAATGCAAGTAATCAATCAGAAGCTACTGCATTATCTTCTATTGGTTTAAGCAAGTTTAATAACGATTCTGGATTTACTACAAATACTGGAACAGTATCTTTTAATGGCTCTACTGCTAATGGATTATTGACTTATGGTAATAGTACCACAGCAGATGTAGAATCTAATCTTACTTTTGATGGAAGTACACTTACTGTCAATGGAGATATTAGAATTAATGATAGTGCTGCAGGTGGATTAGAAGTAGGAACAAGTCAAGATTTACAAATCTATCACAATGGAACAAATAGTTTTGGTGCTGATAATTATACAGGACACTTAATATTTCAACAACGAGCAGATGACCAAGATATTATATTTAAAAATGATGATGGTAGTGGTGGAGTTACTGCTTACTTAACATTAGATGGTAGTGCTACAAGAACTAATGTATCAAAAGATTTAAGATTAGATAATAGTGTTAATTTACAACTTGGTAGTGGTGGCGATATGAGTATGTCGCACGATGGAAGTAATGCAACCTTTTCTAATGCTACTGGTAATCTAACTATACAAACATCAACTGATGATGGAGATGTTATTTTAAGAAGTGATGATGGCTCTGGTGGAGTAACACCTTACCTAACATTAGATGGTGGATTAGGATTTACAACAGTTCAAAAACTAATGAGATTTAGTGATAATGTAGATGCAAGATTTGGTTCAAGTAGTGATTTAAGAATTAGGCACGATGGAACTAATAGTTTAATAGATAACTATACTGGAACTTTAAAGATTAGAAATACTCTTGATGATGCAAATATAACATTAGAAACAGACAATGGTAGTGGAGGAGTTACACCTTACATAACATTAAGAGGTGATTTATTAAAAAATGTTTTACATCAAGATACAATTCTTGCTGCTACAAAGAAACTTTACTTTGATGGTGGTAGTGATACTTATATTTATCAAAGCTCAGATAATGTATTACAATTATATGCTGGTGGAAGTCAAAAATTTTATGTTAGTTCAAGTGGAGCAAATGTTGTAGGTAATTTAACTGTTAGTGGTAATTCATTTATGAATTATGGATTAGTAGTAAATGAACTTGCAAATGACGCCGATTTTAGAGTAGAGGGTACTTCCGATACTCATTTATTGCTTACAGATGCAGCAAACAATAGAGTCGGTATAGGAACTACAGCACCAAGTGCTAAGCTAGAAGTAGACGGTACTTCTAATTTTACTGGAGTAATGTATATAGACCACGGTGGTAGTGATTATAGCCCTGGTATTAGTTTTATGGGTGGTACAAATACACCTGGGAGTGCTACCTACGAAAATGCAACATTGGGATATTACGACGATAACGGTACAGGATATTTTAGGTCAAGAATTGGAAGATATGGTGGAGATTTTAGATGGATTATTGGAGATGCAGGTGGAGATGTAACTTGTGCTACTCTATCTAAAACTGGACTAGGTATAGGAACTACAGCACCTGCATATAAATTAGATGTTACTGGAACAGATAATGATGCTGGAATTAGAGTAACAAGAGGTAATAGTGCTTCACAACAACTATTTATAAGAGGTTATCAAATTTATAATTCAGGCAATCATCTTTTAATAAATGCTGCTGATACTAAAGAATTAAGATTAGGACATGTAAGTTCCACAGCAGAAGTTGTATTAGATTCATCAGGTAATGTTGGTATAGGAACTTCATCACCTGGATATAAGTTAGATGTTGCAGGAACATCAAGAACAGATGCTTTAATAATTGATGGTGGTGGAACTTATGCAGCAGGTAGTATTTATTCTGATAGTAATTGGGGTATGCTATTTAGAGCAAAACAAGCATCACCAGGTCAAGCAGAATTTAGATGGGCTAATAGTGCAGATTCTGAATTAATGAGAATAGATACTTCAGGTAATGTTGGTATAGGAGTATTCCCAAGTCAAAAACTTCATGTAGCAGGAAGTGTAAGAGCAGATACTGCTTATTATGTAGATGGTAATATTGTTATAAATACAGATGGTAATTTTGAAGTCCATGATACAAGAGCAGCTACACCTTCAACAGATATTGGATTTAAGGGTGTAAGATTTGATTTTA